CCGGGCAAAAGCGTTCTGGTCACCAGTAATAGCGTCGGGAACGATGTAACCAACGCGGTCGTTTGGTTCCAGGTTTGCAATGACGCGAGGAACTCGGATCTGACCATCGAGACCACGGGAGACTGGATCTTGTTTAAAAGTAGAACGACTCAGTGCACCCATGCTGCCAAAGCCAGAGTTGGCTGCAATGGACGGGCGCTGGATCACACTGTCCCCACCGGTCTCAATCAGATCGGTCTTAGGACGAGAAGAGAGAAGAGTTGGGTTACCAAAGAACGTGATGTTCTTCCGCATCGTGCGTACCAAGTCGTCATGCGTGACGATCTGGTTGGCAAGTGCGTCAAACTCACCAGTGCCTTCCATTGCGAACCCTTTCGGGTTGTTGAAGATCTCTACGCAAGGAATGAAGCCAAGCGAGTTCTTGAACTTCTTGCTTTTGCCGGGGGCTGCAAAGGAAGGAAGATCAAAAGACATCTCACCTTCCGAGTGAGTTTCTTCGATCTCGCCAGCCTTAATCGACAGCTTGATGTAGCGCTTGGCTCCTTGATCACCAGAGATGGTGCTGCCTGTGACGTTGGTGACATTGATGTTGTCACCAAAGCCAAAGCCACGACGAACCTTATAGCTGTAGATGATCACCACCTCTTCCAGCTCGCCGTCTACGTTGTAGAAGCTGCGGTACTCGTGCTCTCGGAAGTAGTAAAGCCTGTAGTTCTGCTTGGTTGGTCTTATGTAGAACAGCCCCTTTCCATCGCACAGAAAGTAGTCCCAAATGGAATCCAGGCGGGTATCCATCTGGTTGTACTTCAGAACCCTATCGATGAAGTCTTTGCGTTGATTGCCGAAGTTGTCTTGGCTTGGGAAGAACTCGATACCCTGGCGGATACCGAACAACTTCATCTGTGCCAGATGAGAAGAGACAATGCTGGTGTCAACGACAGCGCTGCCATCCTTATCGATGTACGCATCGATGATCTCTTTAAGTCTGGCTTTAGCGTCGGATGCCATTAACTATTGCCCCTTTTATTTGATACTAGCAGCTATTCAAGAGACGTACTTACCTTGAAAGCCAGGAGGAATTTGACCCATTTGCGGGCCACCAAAGAATTGTGCGTTCTGCATTCCACCCATATTACCGATAGCATTCGGGAGATTGCTGCTTCCATAAGCCATGGGAAGCATAGGCTGACCCGGCATCAGAAAAGGAATGTCCTCTTCTGGCGAACGCTCTTTCGGCAGTACTGGCTGACGGTAAGGACTCTCTCCTCCCTGGATCTTGAAGCGTGGATCCTGAAGGGGGTTGGGATTACCTGCCATGTAAAAACCACCGTTACCGGGCATCCCTGGAACACCGTAACCGCCGTCAGTACGCATCTGCCTATCTCTTCAATCTTCCTATTTTACTCTTCCAAAATCTCGTAGCCAGAAGGGTCGTTCACTTTGCTAATAACGATTCCTTCACCACGGACATCCCAGTTGAGAAGGTCTCCTTCTTGCCAACCCAACTCGTCGATTACTTCTTCAGGAAAAACGATGAACTGATCTCCGTTCTCGTCTTCTTGTACTTCTAAAATGTAACTCATTTCGATAGAAGCTTTTCCATAAGCTTATCAAGCTTAGCGTTGATTTGAGTAAAGTTTTCATGCATTTGCTGGATCTCTCTTAAGAAGTCCACTTTTAAAACATACTCAAGAGGCATGCGCTTCAGATCGTCTTCCAAAACGTCAATCCTTCGTTTCTGGGAGCCAATGTAATCAAAGGCTCTGGTGATCCGATCATTGTGCTGTGACAAAATCTTACTGGCAACCCAGCCGCCGCCGGTCGCGGCAGATACAATAGCCGTTAGGCCAATTGCAATATATTCAGGACCCACAGCACCCGAAGCCTTTTGTTAATTCTAAGGTCAGTAATCAAGTTGTAACTGACCCTTTTTCATCAAGCCCGTCACCAACCACACCAGAGCGTTAATTTAAGCGTTGCTTATAAGTTTTTATCCTATGGCAATTAGCACACAGCACTTGGCACTTTTCCATTTCTTCTTTAAGTGTTTGAATGTTTGTTGTGTGCATTTTGGCGATATCACGGGACTTAGCTGTCGGATCTAAATGATCAAAATCAAGAGCAGCGTGATGCTCCTTGTATCCACATTTTTCGCAACCACGTTTTAATTTTTCTTCTTTGATGATTTTTGCATTACGTTTTTGTGTTCGTTTTGCAGCATTTCGACAACTAACTGCTCGCTTAGCCCAGGCTTCTGGACTAAGCCAGTTCATTTGAAAAGTGCCGTCTTTATTAATTCTAGATTTGCGTCGATAGGCCAAAAATATTCTTCCATCAGGACCAACGTCCCCATACTTCCAAGGTTTACCTGTTTCCGGGTTAACACGTTCCATCAGTAGTCGATTTGGAGTTGGCCTTTACGAGCAAGGCCTGTTACCAACCATACTAACGCGTCGACCGTATCATCATGACTGCTAACGCCAAAGTTGGTCAGTTCTTCAAACATTGCCGTGAAGTTCCTGTACCGATTGAAGATGATTTTACGATCTTCAAACATGCCGATAATCCCACGAAAACGTGCCAACTTGTCTGCACGGAATCCCTTGACTGGGTGCCAAATCAAGTTGTAGAGACTTTCATTATTGAGACAAACTCTTTTGAAGTCGGCCTCCAGAGAAGCTTGGTACTGCACGGCTTCTGACCAAATGTCACACGTTGAATAGGTCGGGAAGTAATTGCCGTTGTCATCCTTGCCGAGGATCGACCAGTCATTGAGAAGTTCTTTCATGGCATCGAGCTTCTCAAGGTTGCCCATTACGCGGATGCGACGGTAATCGATGATGTGAATACGGTCGTCAATTCGACCGCCCAACACCATCACTGTGTAGTCATTCTTTTCTTTCACACCAGCGGATAAATCCACTCCCATGCCAAGGGCATCGAACTCAGTTGAGATCTCCGCTTTAACAATCAGTTCTGGTGCCAGGGACAGTTCGTTCTGCCTGATCACCTGGTTCATGTACTGGAACGAGAAGGCAATTGGTGCTTGCCGTTTCTTCTCCTTCAGGTAATCAAGTGACCACATCTCCGGCCAGTATGACTCCTCATCTCCCGTTACGGGATTGTTCTGAATTGCTGACAAAACAATCTGAACCCAATTGTTTTGTTCGTTGAAAGTGGTCGCGTGAATGTCATCATGCCTGAATCGAGTACCAAGACAAATGGCTCGTCCACCTTCAAACATGGTTGGTGAGATCACAGCGTTCCAGTTGTCCTGCATCTGTTTCCTGATGTCAGGGTTGGAAATATCTGATGCTGATTTGATAGCGTCATCAATCATTACCAAGTGAGAACGCTTGGAGGTCACGGAACCCTTCAGACCAGCTGCACAGACCGTGAACTGTTCTTCACCAGTGGTGTCGATGCCAGCAAACTTGTGATCAATGGACCAGTACTCATTACTGGTTGCGTTCTTCAAAAGACGAACGGTAGGAAATACTTCTTGATATCGCTTACCTTCGATGATGCGTTTGATGGTGGCCGACTTAGATCGGGCAATATCAACGGTGTAGGAGAGATAAAGAATCTGCAACGGCATCTTCGCTGCCGTATGAATACCAATAGCCCAGGCGGTAAAAAGACCAAGCACTGTGGATTTCGCTGAACCCCGTGGAGCTAACAAGTCCACATTTGGTCCAGCAATCTTGATCAAACAGTTACTGTCTTCGTTAGTGACGAAGTGACGGTGCCAATCCTTGTGATGCTTAGCTGGTGGCTTATCAGCTACATACTCACAAAAGAAGCCGAAGTCCTCCCTCGCTCGCTGAAGAAGGTCTTCGTTCTTGTTCTCTTTGATTTGAAAGTTGCGTGCTGCTGCCTTGGCGTTACGGCGATAAGCTAGGTGAACGTACGAAGGCACAGTATTTAGTTCAGAGTCTTAACTAAATACTACTCTATCGTTTTGCTTTCTGCTCTCTGTACTTACGAGCTTTTTCAAGAGCAGCTTTACGCTTCTCCTTGTCGCTCATTTCAGAACCGTCTTCGTTTTTAGCCTCTTTTTTCTTGAAATGCTCAAGAAGTTGAGGTGGCATTTTATTTTTTGACATCTAACTCAGCGCAACGCGTCCACACGCTTACCTAACCCGCGCATACGTTGAAGAAGCGCCTCGTGCTCTGGAGTTCCAGGCTCTGGCATCCGGTTGGCTCGACCAGGACCAAAGACGATTCCAGAATTGGGCTGACCCATGCCTGCACCTCCCAGAGGAGCGCCAAACATTCCGGCACCACGCTCGACTGCACCGCCAGGTGCTACACGTTCTGCTCCACCCTCTTCCATGCCTCGACGGAGGTTGTTGTAAATCTCTTCCCTACGACCAGTTCGATCACGTTCTTGAGTGATCTCGCCACGGCGAAACATTGCTTCTTCAAGGCCGGGTACTGTGCTCTGCGCTTGACCTGGAGCCTCATTAGGGAACATGGAAGCACGTCCAGTTTCTGGTGCTCCACCAGGGGGAAGGCTTCGGATAGCAGCTCTACGCCGCCGAACCCCTTCCATGGCTTGCGCCCGACGCGTAGCATCACCAGCTAAGCGTTGGTTCTGCGTTTCAGCACCCATTTGACTTTTTATCGTTAGGTCTATTTTAGGCTGAGAAATTTTACTCTTCGAGATTCATGCGCGCCCAAACACTCATCGAAGCTTCGTTTAAGGGACCTTCAATGGGATCATCCTTAAAGATGAACAACAACTCACGAATGGCACGATCAGCGCCAGCCATCAAAAGGCCTTTGCGATCTTTAGTGTTTGTGTATTGTTCAATCTGAAGAATTGCACCACGTAACTCCTTCTGCATCGAAGCAATACGTGCAACACCCGCATCGCGTTTCACCGTGTTTTGCTCCACGGCTTCCCTAAGTTTACGGATGTCTTCCTGCATTTCCTGAATCTCATAGAGCAATGTAGCTCTATGATCAGGCTTCTTGTATTGCTGGTTTACCCAAAGGTCGCATGCAACGATACTTCCCTTGTACCCGAGGAAACGAGCGTAAAGGAAACATTCGATTACAGAGCTGTTTCCCTCTGCAAAAGAACAGAAGGATTCCTGAGTTGCTGAATCGAGATTATCAACCCATTGGTCGAAAACCTCAATATCGATAAGCTCGTTGCGCCTGTCCGTAATCTCGGGCTTCGTCTTCTTGCTTGAAGCGCTGGGCTTGCTCAGCCGAGGTTCGTTGCTCTGTTGCACCTTTGCCGATGGTTTCTCGTTCTTGAGCACCAGTGTCCTCCAACTTCTTCTTAGAGAATTCGTAAGCGACTCCAGCGGCCTGGCGGTATTTATCCAGGTCAAACCAGTCGTCTGTGTTGTAAGTATCAGTGATACTGGTTGGAGTCGCAGTCATTCTACTAACTCAGATCAGAAGTTGCTCATCATACCGGCAAGACCGGTAGCAAAGATGTCACGACGACCTTCAACGCTCTTCTGGCGCTGTTGACGTTGCTTGGAAGATTCGAGGCGCTCAAGCAGCTGCTCGAACTTACTAATATCAAAGTAGTCGTCATTGGTGTTGCCAGCAACAGTCATTTTTCTTAGGTGTTACTACACCAATTATAAGAGATGAATCTTAGAAGCTGAATGCGCCAACAAGTGACTTGTAAATGTCACCCTGTGCAGCAATCTTCTGCACTTCCTTGGCTCCTTCGTTCTTAAGTTTCTGAGTCTCCTTATCAATCTCGCCCTGCAGGTTGGTCAGACCAGCACTGTAAAGGAATTGGCGGGAATCCCGAATGTTCTGAAGCTGCTGCTCAATCTCTGCAGGCGTGCCGGTAAACCCTTCACCGAATGCAGGAAGGGTAACCTTGGTGCTCGCCTTAAGATCTCCTGCGTAATCAGGAAGAAGACTACTATCAAACTTAAAGGTTCGCTTGCCTGTTCCAACACCCTCTTGATCTTTGATCTCGTCACCAAACATGGTGTCGTAATAAGAATCAAGATAGCTCTTGTTGAACTTCTTCTGATACTCCTGGCTCTTGTAAAGAGACTCTTTGAGATCAGAAACAGACTGGTAGTAACCACCTTTAAAACGTTCAAGACCCTTTGTCGCTTCTTCTTCTGTTGCTTGGCGGCCCAGAATTTCTTCATAAGCAGCACCAAGGCCAGTTTGGAATCGACCAGGTGCAATCTCTTCGCTATAGAGCTTGGCAAGAGAAGAAGCATCTGCTTCTTTACCAGCTAACTCATATTGAGTGGTGTAATCTCTTAGATACTGCTGCGCTTCACCAAAACCAATAAGACCAGTGCGGAGCTGTTGTTCCAGGTTTTGTTTGAATGGCTCATAGCCGGCTGTGCCAGCTGCTAAGCGAGCTGCCTCTTTTTGTGCAGCAGCTTGTTCCTTTGCAATGATTCGATCTTCTTCACGAGTAGCACGCTGACGATAGAAGTCGCGATCTGCTTCTGCGTATTGAAGTTCTTGCTGTTGTAGACCAAAGAGCTGTGCGTCTCTTTGGGTTTGATAAGCAAGCTGTTTTTCACCTAAAGATTGTTGAAAGCTTAAAGCAGCCTGGGCACGTCGATCTGCAGCTAAATCAAGTTCATAGCGACGTTGCGCTTGCTGAGCAGCCTGAGCGTCTAAAACAGCTTGACGTTGCGCCTGTCTGTTTGCTTCTTCACGATCAAACGCAAGCTGTTGCTTTGCAACACGAGCTTGTGTCTTGGCAACCTTAGCTGAATTGTCTTTTTGACCTCCGCCGCCCATGTCTAACTACCTAGTACTAACAACATTTTAACTGGTGCAATTAACCGTAGAAAGTAGGCGTGTAGTTGCCAAACATTTTATCCATCAGGCCACGCTGGATAGCAACAGCTTCTTCAATACGTCCTTTGCGTTCGCGACGACGAAGCTCTCGTGCCTCAGGAGAAAGAGCGATTCCGATTTCTTGGCGACTGCGACGACCCATTTCAGCAGTTTCCATTGGATCTTGGAAGAACGCTTTGAACTTGCCTGCTTCTTTTTGGAGTTCAAACTGATCCCTATCTTCTAGTCGACCCAAGGCAAAAGTGTTATCTGCCTGACGAAGCGCGTTATTGGTGCCGATGATTGAATTGAGTGCATCCATGGACTTGCCTGCCAGGTTGCCCATCATGTTGAGACCGCCCTCAACAAAAGCCTGATTCATATCGCTTTGCGATTTCATCAGATGAGCATTCATGCCATACCGATAGTTGTCGGCACGAGCATCAGAAGCTGCTTGGATGTTTTGAAGATTAGCAAGTTGTTGATAACCGCGATCCAGTCGATTCTGACTGGCGGCCATTTGTTGGCCACGGATATTACCTAGCGCAGCAACGTTGGCGGCATTTGCCTGGATCTGAGCAGCACGACGTTGTGCGTTGCCGCCAAAAACAGAACCAAAGACATTCCCGATGGCACCGACCCCAAACATCGTTGCCGAAAGTGGATCGATTACCATACCTTTTCCTGCTGTTTTAGCTGCCCCACTAGCGAGTGAGTCTGTTGTCGAGGAAAGATAACTAGCTGCAGGTGTAATACCAGAAGCCATCACTCCTCCTTTCTATTTATTCTAAATCAGAAATATGCAGGCCCACTACCGATTTGTACAGATGGGATATTAAGAGGTGTACGCATGGCTTGATAACCAGCGGCCGCGGCTTGTGGTGCTGCAACAGTAAGCGCAAGATAGTTCTGTAATCCCTCTGGAGTTCCATAAGGATTCATGGACATTCCAATGCCCTTCATCAAGTTGTCCATACCGCTGCCAAACATGTTGAATGCTGTCTGACGAACACCCTTGCGGGTCTGGTATTTATCTGCCATCTCCAGCATCCGCTCCTGATATTCAGGAGACATCTGCTCACGAGTCAGATTAACAAAACCAGAAACAATGTTCTCATCACTAGAAGGGAACAAACTCTGAAGCAGTTGAGGGCCAAGGGTTTCCTTCTCCTCTTTGCTCATGTCTTTTGTCACTTCCCGCCAGCGGTTGAGTCCCTCTTGGAAACGATCACCAGTTTGCGTGCCAAATTGCAGTTGGCCAGCAAGACCTAACTTACCTAACGAGGCTTGGTTGAAGCTCATGGATCATGCCCGGAAAGTGGAAGCAGCGTATGGGTTGCTGGTCATCATGGTCCGCAGGTTTGCACCAGCTTCGGATTGAGCGCCACCAGCCAGCTGGAATGCGTACTGCTGACGGTTAAGTGCACCGGTCAGCTGACCAAGCTGCTGGTTCAGTTGCATTTGACGCTGCATCTGACGATCCAGATACTGGTTCGCAATCGGCAGCATCGCTTGGGCGCCAGCCACATTCGACTGGACGCCATAATTCATCAGCTCGCGAATCTTGGCGAGTTCAGCTTGGGAGGCTGCGTCAAGACCGACCCCAGTCCCACCAGTGATGCCAGGAGTTTTCCCTTCTTCTCGTTGTTGGCCAGTAACAGCACTAACGACATTGCCAGCAGCTTGAGCAGCAGAACCAGCAACACCGCCTCCAATACCACCACCAATGAGACCACCAGCGGCACGAATCGCACCAGCAGCCAGCTTACCTTTGGCGCCAGGAAGAGCAGCCTGCGCAGCGCTCGCAAGACCGCCGGCAAGTCCTGCACCGGCAACACCGCCACCGATTTCACCAACACCACGAGCAATGTCTCCTTTCATCAGACTACCAACACCATAGGCAGCTGGAGCAGCAACACCAGCAATCATCTGTCCTTTCGGAGTGCCAATTGCGTCAGCAGCACGGCGCCCTGCTTCGGTTACTTTGGCACCAGCGCCTTTGAGTTTATTCAGAAGTTCTTCAAAGTAACCAGGTCCTGCACTGCCTGCAGAAGGCATTGTCCCTGGAGCACCAAGGCCAGAAGTGAGTGGGCCTGTGGCAACTAAAGCACCGCCGGGCATACCCGACTGAGGCGCTTGAGGGGACCCAGCAGGGTAACCGACGTAAGCCATATTTAAAAACCAGCTTATGTTTCTAGATAACTCAATTTTATCAGCCTACATACCTTGCTGATACTCAGAGGTAGTAGGAAGCTGCGGACGGTTTGCAGAAGCAATTGCAGCGTTGATGATATTGCCAGCAGCAACGCCAGCAATGGAACCAGCTGCACCAGCAAGACCGCCACGCACCGCACGCTCACCAGCTGGATACATCTTCGTCACGGTCTTGCCAGCAGGAGTCTTCGTCCTGCTTTGAATCATGGCTTGACGTGCAGCAACAGATCCAACGGTAAAACCTGCAGCCATTGGAATAGTGACAGGGAAACCAAGAGCACGAACCTCTGGAACACCCTGCAGATTTTCCATAGTTCCTTTCACAATTCCAAGATCTAAAAGACCGCGTTCGTTGTAAAGAAAGTTCTGATAATTAGCGTACCGTTGTGGTGTCAAGCTAGGAATATCTTTCTTTGCTGTTTCATACTTCAACGGCGTGCCAGTGCGTCCCATGAAGAAACGCTCAACAAGCTCCTGTGCGGGCTGAGCAGTTTCTCGCCTGTCTTCCGAGCCTACTTCTGCATAAGACTGAGCATAGCCTTTGGGACGGAACATCTCTCCTGGGTTGGTCAGATCGTATGTACCAGCTGCTGAGATGGCTGGTGCTGCAATGCCAATAGCAGCCGCTGCTCTGGCAGTGGGAGAGCTGATGCCGCGAATGCCGTATTCAACGCCTTTCTGGGCTACGGCCAGTGGGTGGTTGTAACGCCACCAATAGGTTCGCGAGCCATCATTTGCTGCATCTACAAGAAGACGAGATGCGTAAGCACCAACAAACTGAGCAGGTGTCTGTTTAGCAGTTACACCAAGCTTTCCGATCTCTTGACGAAAACGTGGATCGAGAATACTTTGCCCATAGCCAAGGCCACCTGTTGCACTGCGGCTTTGAGCGACATCTGCTTTCTTGACGCCAGTTTTAATGTCTTCAAGGATGTTTTTGATTTGGAAATTCATTATCAGCCTCCCATAATTCCATAGGGATCGATGCGCCGATCAACCGTAAACTGATTGCGGCCAAGTGTCGACTCAACACCCTGAAGTTGGAACATGGTTCCAGGGGACAGGGCTTCTCCTTGCAGTCGGTTGATCAGATCCCTTTGAAGCAGTTGTTGCTCTGTAGTTGCCGTCTGATCCATTGCAACAGGTTCGGCGATCAGCTGCTGAATTTGTGCTGGGTCCATCCCGACCAGTTGCTGAGAAGGATAGAGAGGAAGCGTTGCCATCGAAGCGCCAACACTACCAACGCCCATTGCAACACTCTGAAGAGTGGACATATCACCGGGCTTGGCACCTGCCATAAAATTGGCAACAGCCTGACGCTTTGGACCTTGACCAGTCAAACGAAGAATGGACTGAGGTGTAACCTTACCTGCAAGCCTGGCTGCACCTGTGGAGAGTCCCATATCAAGTAAGCCGGTGGCCACGGTAGCTGGGATGCCACCGCCACCGATTGCAGTGAAGGCACTACTGAGAACTGCACCAGGGGCAGCCGCCTTTGCTGCTTCTTTCGTTGCAGGTGAAAGCATTGCTTTACCCATGCGGGTACCAAGCAACCCTTCGACGAGTTTTCTTGCTCCCGCAAACTGCATTTCACCGCCTACTTTTCATCATTCTATCTGACGTTTATTTGGCTTCTTCTGTAGATTCATCTGCAGTGGTTTGGCCTTGTTCATCTTCTGTTTCTTTGGGAGGCAAGCTCTTCATGACTCCCTTGTTATCAAGGAGCTGAGCAATAGACATCTTGCCTTCCGTTTCATTCTCAGCACGCTTCTCAGCCATTGCAAGAAGATATCCATTGGGATCTGGATTTCTCATGCGAGGCATTGGATTCTTTGCTGACTTACCAGGCTTGATAGTTGGACTGAGTTTGTATGCCTCGACCCAAATTGGATTGAAGTCAGGTTGATTCTCAGGACGCTGTTGAGTTAATGCCCTGCCCTCATTAAAGTCGTAGTCCATAGGACGGTTGAATCGCCCCAGTCCTTCAAACAGTTCATAGTCTGAATTGACTTCGGAGTTGTCGTCAAAGAACGGAGAATTTTGAACAAAGTTGAGTGTAGGATTCAGCTTCCGTTTTCGGGTCATCACCCGATTGGTCAGATCGCGCTCAGTGAATCGTGAAGGGTTCCAGGGGAAACTACCTGATTCAGGCTTGGCGCGAAACAGTTCATCGAAGTCAAGATTCTTGCGAATCCTGCCTTGCTCGTTGAATGGGTTCGTAATGTAACGACCAAGATCTAGCCTGTGGTCTTTTGCCATCAGTCAGCCTTCTTTTCTTTCTTCTTCTTGTGTAATCCTACCAGCGTCTTGCGAAGGTTGGCTTGCTTCACAGTTTTCTCGTCGTACTTGTCTGGATTGGCAAGTACGTTTTCCTGAAGCTGAGCAGTAGTGATCCCCTTCTTTTTGGCCTTGGCCGTGAAGGCACCTTCCTTCATGTCCATGCCTTGAATCCACTTCTTCTTTTTCTTTTTCTCTTCAGCCATGGTTCGAAACTCCGTTTTCTAATTTTACCAAGGTCATTGTCGGTAAGTACGGATAGGACCGCCACGGCGGAATTCAGAACGCATCAAATCTTCCCTCCAGTCTTCAGCGCCAGGGTTGATGCCATAACGAGGAATGTTAGTGACAACACTACCCTCGTAGCCAGGCACCTTGATCGGTTTATCCATGCGTGGGTATGCGATCCTCTGGCCTTGTGGTGTGAGTTGAGTGACGGGAATGCCACCGGCACCTTGGACGGTTGTTTCAGTCATGCCGCCAATGCGAGAGAGACCTGGAGACTGTCTAGGTGCACCAAGAGGCGCAGGCTCCATTCCAGTTACAAACCGCTCTTCAGGGTAGTAAGGGAAGTAGCGGGACTTAGAGCCACGGCGGGTCAGGTCAATGCTGGAGGAAGGAGCACCGATGTCACGACGAACTCCGGTGCTTTCAATAGGAGCGGCACCAAGGATAACCGTGCCACCAGACATCTCACCGATGAATGGGCTCAGAGGAGTCGTTGCACTACGACCAGGCTGGTACTGAGCGTAACCAGTGCGCTGGCTTGCTTCAGGGCCAGTCAAACCCATAGGGTTCTGAGAGAGTCCTCGCTCGGTGATGGGAGGAGTCAGAAGGTTGAATTGCTTAACACCATAAGTGCCTGGAGTGCGATAAGGCTCTGCAACGCGTGGCGCTTTTTGTTGCAGGCCGCCAGCAATGGCATCCTGCAGGAAGGCTTGTGCATTCTGTTCAACCTGTGCAGAGATCGCACGGTTTGCCGGAGTGCCAGCAACGTTGTAGACAGTGCCCAGAACATCAGGGTTATCCTGGGTCAAGTAGCGACCAGTTGGAGTACGAACGGAACCTGTAATGGGAGGAGTAGAGATGACAGTGTTTGCCTTACTCTTGCCTGTGAAGATGACAGGGCCAGCGGCTTGAGCTGCGGCACCGGTGTAAACATCGGGAGCACTGACGATAGGACCGATGTCTCCCAGCTCATCCGAGACATATCCAGTACGTAACTCCTGGACAGAAGGAATGACTGGCAGCGGTTCAGACGGTTCAACCGCCATCGCACGACGGATGGTTTCCATCGAACGTGCTACATCTTGCTGTGGACCAGGGGCAAGAGTGGGGCGCTGGTTACGTGCTGCTTGCAGAACTTGTTGCGAAGCAGCAACCGATGCACGAGCACGGTCTAATGCGTCAAGTTGTAGACGAGTAGGCTCTTGGTTGTTGATGGCACGATCTCGTAACACCTGAGACGCGAAGCGATAGGTGTCGACATCAAGGCGAGAAAGGGGCTGCCTATTCGACAAGGCTTGCTGACCTTGTGCCACCAGATAGGTCAAGTCTTCATCAGAGGCAGACCGCAGCTGATTAAGACGGCGTGCACGTTCCTCAAACTGCTGGCCCTGTGCCTGACGAGTCTTGAGGCCAGTGTCTGCAGAGGCAAACCCACCAGCTTCATCCTGGTAGACAATATCTCCTGCCGCGTTGATTTTGCCGCCACGGAGAGCGCCACCCCGCATATTCTCATCAATTGGAGAGGACTCACCAAGAAGCAGCGACTCCAGATCTTGACCGGTCGAATCAGATTGCGACGCCAGTAACTCTGCACGCTGACGAGCGTTATCGACCATCTTCAGTTCAGGATTGACTTCCTCCGGATATTGTTCGTTGAACTTTTTAAGGAAGTCTTCCGGAGACAGACGTTGTGCTTCGGCCTGATCAAGGGGAACACCATCAGGTGTCATCGATGCAGCAACATCAATGTTGTTGGTCAGATCTTCGGCTTCATCAATGGAGCTTAAATTGAGATCTTCGTTACGCTGGAGTTGCTGGCGAACACGACCTGTCATCTGGTCTTCACCAGAGTCAAGAGCGTTGATCGCCTGGTCTACGTTGAAGGCAGTTTTAGCTTGTTGGTTCTCAACCAGTGATTCGCGACGTAATCCGTCAATCACACGCAGAGCCTTACCCTCAAGCTCCATCTGGTACTGGCGAACAGAGGACTGTGCCCTCCGATCAGCACGTGCCTGACTTTCAACGAGCTGGTTGTACTCAGTCAACAGACGATCAACTGCATCACCACCAGGTTCTTGCGCTTCTTTGACGTAAGACAGCAGATTCAGTTGAGCAGGTGCAGCAGAAAGGGGGCGAGACTCCGCTTGAGCCACTAATTCACCCGTTTCTTCCGCCAATGCGCCTGCAGGGGAGCGCAATGCCATCAATGTGCCCTTCACACCCGGCAATTCGGGTTGATAAGCGCCCGTACGACGTGATGCTTCGAGCAAACTCGCCGTTGCCGCCTTCCTCCTCGCCTCCTTCACTTCCGCCGACACGAAATCCTGTGGATCTGGGCGGTACGCCACGTATTCGGGCTCTGCCGGAGGCAGGGCACGAGGACCAGGGGCACTTTCTGCTTGAGATGGGGTACGTAAGACGGTTTCTACCGGTTGCGACCACGGATCCGGTGTCGAAGTACGGGTCGGACCAGCTGATGGTGGAGTACTTGGGGCGGGAGGCCGGGGAATGGGCGGCCGCGCGGTACCGGCACCGGGTTGGCTACCAGTGGCACCTCGCAGCTGCGGCAAGGGCTGCGCTGCCCGACGCACTGCATCCTCTGCCACCGTGACCGTGACGGGCTCTACGCCCCTCCTGGCGGCCATTGCGGCACCAAGACGCCTGCCACCCAGGAATGCAAGCGTGCCTACCCCTGCTGCGAGCGCTAGTTCACCTGCAGTCTTGACAAGATTGGGTCCTTGGTCCTCTTGAGAGGGTTGTTTGAGTTGATTACGGCGCCACTCCATCACATACGGAGCTAAAGCTGCTCTACCTTCCGGATCTTCCGGGACTGGGGAGCCGGTTGCTTGACTGAAGGCGTAGAAATCAGCTTGAGAGATCGCCATTTAGGGGTATCGCCTTATTTTGCCTTCACACATTCTATTCCGATTTAATTTCCAGGGGTAAACTTGGAGTATATTTGTATGAGATCAAGTTTTAGTCCGATATGGACGCTGGTACACGGCAAAAACGGGTCGAAGCGTTAGAGTCGATCAAAAATAAAGCGATGGAGATGGCCGCGAAGGGTGCCGATTCGGGTACCGTTCGTGAATTTGTAAAGGACGCAAAGGTAAATCTGGCGTATGAGCTTCCGGATGAGGAAGCATTCACTAAAGCAGCGCGTGCAACCCTGGCTTATAAGCGTAAAAAAGGTTAAAAGAGACTAAATCTTGATCGATGATAAACGCCGGGGGTAATACCCCGGCTTTTTTGTTTCAATATTTGGGCTAATTGGGGTAAAACACTACAAAAATTAAAAACAGACAGGGCCATCTCACAGAAGTACCCTCAATCTAGCTCCAGGGATTGAGAGTTTTCCACAGCTTTTTCCACAGATCGGTCCCTGTATACACCAAAAAGGGAACAGAATTTCCTGACGCTTCTCACATACCCTACCCGCCGGCGAATCTGGGTAGAAAAAAAAGAAAGACGGGGGAGTGTAACACACCCAACCTACTTTTTGCCATAGGAATTCTGTCAGCAAACCAACACATTTGCTACGTTCTATGGCGCCCGAACCTAGGGTTTCCCACTTCGCTATATAGCGGCGGGACAGAAGAGTAAGGAGGGTGTATCCACCTACCTTCATTGCAGCAATGAACAAGACCAACAAGATGGCGATGGAAGCCAAGGCGAAAGCGGAGGCAATGGGATGGGAAGCCAGAGTCCAGCTGGACCAGAGCGACGTACTCGACATGGCCACAGTCGTGGCATGGAAGAAGGGAGCAACAGATGATGATCAGGCACGCTACATCCGGTTCACGGAAGAACGAGAGTCCATCAGAGGATGGGTTCCGGTCAAGCACGCAATGATCAAGCTCGACTATTGCAACTGCTACTGAGTACCAGGCGAGAAGCCGGGGGATCGAATCCCCCACTCAGTCTTGCCTCCAGGGGAGATAGGCACCCCACAACTCAACTCAGAACCATGAACGTCTACTACACCCTGACCACCGCTCAGGCAACCTATCACTTTGTTGCTAACAAGCAGATTGGTCAAGCACGGGTGACCAAGCTGATCCGCAAGGGCGGCAAAGGATACGACTGCAGCACCAGCATGTCCCTCGACACTGCACGCAGGCTGGTGCGTCAACTACAGACCAAGTGAAAGCCGAAGGCTTAGGACATGAGCATGGTCACTGTTACATCGGTGGCCATGCGTCAATTAAAGACCAAGTGAGTAATAGCTCCCGGCCAGGTGCAAAGCCTGGCTTTGGTCATTGCCCCCAGCGGAGATGGGCACCGCATACCTGGAGAGATCCATGGCTATCCGCAAGAACTTGGCAAAGACCCTGATCAACGCAGCCAAGGCTGTTGAATCAGATCAGACCAAGGAGAAGGTGGGACAAACAATCTTCGCTGCTCGGGTTGGCTTAGCAAACCTGATCATGCCGAAGATCCCGCCTGTTAAGCGCTGATCCGTTTAAGCGGTAGGCCAGGTGCAAAGCCTGGCCCAGCGATTACCCACAGTGGAGATGGGTACCACACACACGGAGACAGACCGTGACAACAGTCGAGCACGACTCCAGATAATCCTGGAAGACCTTGTGGTTCTTCTGGACAACCTGGAGCAACCGTACACCCAGGCTCAGCTCAAGCGTTGGGCTTGGGAGAAGTATGTGCGGGAGCATCACGTTGAGCTTCCCGACAACTACGGCTGAGTCCGTCAACACGGCACAGGGAGGTGTAAGTCCTCCCACAGCTATTGCCCAGTACGCAGGGATGGGCTCCTGCACACACCCACACCTACCGTGATCAAGTCCGAGAACGTCTTTGCAGCCATCGTTGTCTGGGCTTTTGGCCTTGGCATACTGGCTGGGCCAGTTGCTGGATACTTCATCCACCAGGCCACAGTCCAACAGTGCAAGACGCACGATTGGCCGAAGGAGAAAGATCAACTGCATCGTGATTGGTGCATTGGTAACGGCTACCAGATCTAACTGATCCGTTTAAGCGGGTGACCAGGTGCAAATCCTGGTCCAGTTATTGCCACCCACTGAGGGTGGCCTAATTCAACTCAAATGATTTGCTACTACCCATACGAAGGTGCAACCGAACGTATCACCTGGTACGGAGGTGAAAGCACCATGCTCCACTATGAGGTGGAAGTAGATGACTACAAGGGTGATCCTGATTGGATTGCACGTGAGT